GGTCCCCGTGATGCTCGAAAACAAAGCGGGCAAATACATCACCTACGGAGCGTTCAACGAATACCCCTACTACCTGCTGGACAACTACCGCCGAAGCAGCAAGCACAACGCTATCGTGAACGGCAAAGTGAACTACATCGTGGGTGGTGGATGGCAACCAGGCGAAAAGATGACCGTTGAGCAGCAAGCCCGCTATGCCAAGTTTTTTGACGGGTTGAGCGAGCATGATGACCTCAATGACATCACCGAGAAACTGGTCCTTGACTTAGAAATCTTCAACGGCTTTGCGGTTGCAGTCACTTGGAATAAAATGGGAACCATCGCCAAGATGGAACACATCCCCTTTGAGAAAATCCGAGTGGACAAAGACGAGCGGATGTTCCAAGTGGCCGATTGGTACAACGACGACATGGTGCAACTCTACCCAAAAATCGGCGATGTAGAGAAAATCCCCGCCTTTGATGCAGACAACCGCATCGGCAAGCAACTGTTCTACTACAGGGTCTATGCGGCGGGTGTCAAGTCCTATCCCCTCCCCGAATACATGGGAGGCTTGGCTTGGATAGAAGCGGATGTCCAAGTGGCGAACTTCCACAACAACAACCTCCGCAACAACTTTTGGGGCGGGTACTTAATCAACTTCAACAACGGAATCCCGACACCCGAAGAACAAGGCGACATTGAGCGTCAAATCAAGCGCAAGTTTTCGGGGACCGATAACGCTGGCCGATTTGTTGTCACCTTCAATGACGATGTGTCAAAAGCCCCGACGCTGGAACCGCTCACTCCATCGGACATGGACAAGCAGTTTGAGATTCTAAACAAGGCCATCCAGTCCGAAATCTTTATCTCGCACCGTGTCGTAAACCCGATGCTATTTGGTGTCAAGACCGAAGGGCAACTTGGCGGCAGGCAGGAACTGGTGGAGGCTTACGAGTTATTTAAGGCGACCTATGTCAACGACAGGGTTCGCAAGGTGGAGCGGATGATTAACTATTTGGGTTCGTTCAACGGCGTGGAGGGGATGGAATTGATTCCTGTGGAACCTATCACCGAGCGACTATCCGAAGCCGCCCTGCTGCAAATAATGACCCCCGAAGAACTGCGGGAAAAAGCGGGCCTCCCTGCATTGGAAAAGCAACCCGCCGATGTGGTTGAACCCAATCCCCAGCCCGACGAGCAACCGCAAACACCAGCGGTGATGAGCAATGACAACATCAAGAAGTTGTCGGGCCGTGAGTACCAAAACCTCATGCGTATCGTCCGCCATTATGCCCAAGAAAAAATCACCTTGGAGATGGCCCGCACCATGCTATCCGCTGGATTCGGTTTGACCCCCGAAGAAGTGAACACCCTGCTCGGAGTGCAAGAGCAGGCGTTCAGCGAGCCTACATGGGGCGAAGAAGATACCGAGGACTACGGATGGGGGGACGAGGAATTCAAGGTCTTGGAGGTGGTCGCAAGCAAGTTTGGGAGCAACGCAGACGACTATGTTGTCATGCACAGTAAGCCAATGCGGTTTGATGCCGACTTAGACGACCAAGTGCGACAAGCGTTCGCTGAACTTGGGGAGGAAGAGAAAGAACTTGACAAAAAGATTGAAGCGTATCGCAAGAAGAACCGTGACGCAAGCGTGGAAGAAATGGCCAAGGAGTTCGGAGTGAGCAAGGCCAAGGTCGCAAAGCGGGTCGCCTACTTGATTACGAAGGACCGCTACCCCATTGCAAGAGCGGTGGACCAAATTGCAGAGCATAACCTGCCCAAGAACATCAAGGAGGTCGCAGAACCCGTGCTTGAGGTCCGCTACAAATACGCATGGGCCGCAGGGTTCAGCAACAAGGACAAACGGACCAGCCGTGAGTTCTGCAAGGTCATGCTGGACCTGGCTGACCAAGGCAAGGTTTACACAAGGGAGGACATCAACGGTATTAGCAATATCATGGGATATAGCGTTTGGAATCGCCGTGGTGGTTGGTACCATACCGCCAGCGGAGTGAATCGCCCCCAATGCCGCCATGTATGGGAGCAGCAGTTGGTAATCCGTAAGGGCAATAAAATCACAAAGGCATGAAGGCACTCTTTATCAGCGAACAAACCCTGCTGGACAACTCGGTCATAAACGAGAATGTGTCGTTTACCCAAATTCGGCCCACCATCGTGAAGGTGCAGGAGATGCGGATTCAGCCTATCGTTGGGTCTGCCCTGTACTCGGAAATGGTGACGCAAGTGGTAAGCGGAACGACCACGGCACTCAACACCACGCTGCTGGAAGATTACATCCAACCCGCTATGGTGCAATGGTTGTATTACGAATTACCGATGGTCTTGGCGTTTAAGTACATGAACAAGGGAATGGTCCGCAGAACCAGCGAGGAATCTTCGCAGATGAGCATGGACGAGATTACAAGGCTTACGGATAAAGTGAAGAACGATGCCGAGTGGTATTCCGAGAGGATTACCAGGTACCTGATGGAGAACCGCACCGACTATCCCTTGTTCAACTCCCCGCCATCGGCTCTTGATACTATTTACCCGAACGGCACCAACTACAACACGGGGATGGCCTTGGATGCAAGAACCCTGCGCCGTGGTGCTGGACTGGACCGCCCTTGGCCTTACGGCTACGACCCCTACTGCAATAACTGTTGAACCCTATGGGAGCGCACTCAAAAAATATTCTGAAATTACAGGCTTATGTCATGGATAAAAATCAAGCAGGCACTCCTTGCGCTTGCAAATGCTCACCCGCAGGTAAACTCGTTCGGGACGGGGGACCCGCTTGCAATCGGAACGGACAACACCATCAACCTTCGCACCCCAAGCCGTGAGCGAATCGTCTATCCGTTGGTGTTTGCGGATGTGCAGTCAGCGACTACGGATGCAGGGACTTTGGCTCTTACTGTGGGTGTCTATTTTAGCGACCGAGTTGAATCCATTGCCACGATGGGTGGCGTGGTTTCGGGCAGTCCAACGCTGGGCTGGCAGGACAACGAAGACGAGGTTTTGAGCGACCAACTGCAAATCGCACAGGACTTCATTTCAGCCCTTACAAACGACCCAACGCAAGAGTGGACGCTAAGTACCTCCGTGTCGCTTACTCGCTTTGTAGAGAGCCGTGACGACCGCACAGCGGGATGGGTGGCTACGATGTCATTCCAACTGCCCTACTCACACTCCGTTTGTGAAATTCCTTCCTAAGATACATTTACCCTAAAGCAGAAATATGCCAACTCCAATCTTACAACAAATGCTCGGTCAGGGCGGTTCCATGCGATTCGTGGACGCTGCGGTATCGGGCCAAAACTTTGACTTCATCGTGGTGAATGCCGCCGCTACCTTTACGACCCTCACGGGTACAGGTGGCGAAGACCTGCTAACCGCTTACGCTTTGAGCGGCAAGTCCGTGTCCGCTGGGATAGTTATTTCAGGCAGGAACGGCGGGAAGATTACGGCCGTCACTCCAAGCGTCGGTAGCGTCATCGGATATACATTCCTGTAAGCGATGTTTATAGGCTACGGCTACGGCTACCCTCGTTCAATGCAGTTTGGCAGCAACCCTGCCTTGACCGCTTGGACTGCCTTCAACGACAGGGCTACGACCGACGGTGCAGCAGCGGCAGAAGCCGCCGTCAGCGGTTGCCTGCAAGCCCGATTCGCCGTAATATTCAACTTCTAATATGCCAACGCCTTCACTATTAATCGTTCCCGCCCGATTCAAGACGGGCAAGTTGTATTCCCAAATCCCCACAAGCGGTGCGGGAGATTTCACCGTTACCCGCAACACGGCGGCACGGCGGTTTGATTCTGCTGGCTTGGTCGCATCCGTGGCATCGGGCATCCCCCGCTTGGACTACTACACAAGCGGCGGCGTGACTGGTTGTCCTGCGCTCCTTGTGGAGCCTGCGGGGACGAACTTGGCGTTTCATAGTGAAACATGGGCGAGCGGCAATAATTGGACATTGGATGCAGTTACCCGTGTGACAGGTTCAACATCGGCTTTTCTTGCCCCCGATGGTACATTCACGGCTAACGCATTAAGCCCAACGAGTGCGAATGTTTTTCACGGTTTATATTCCAATTCATCAACTCAAAACACATACATAAGCGGCACGATTTACACGCAGTCGGCTTTCTTCAAACAAGGCACGGGCGTAGCAGGGCGGTATGTGCAACTGACTTATACGGGGGGCGGTCAATTTACGCAAAACGGATACGCTAACTTTGATTTGCAACTTGGAACCGTTGCAGTTGTCAGCGGTACAAGTGCAGACACTAACCGAGCCGCCCGCATTGAAAACTACGGAAACGGTTGGTATCGGTGCAGTTTTACGGCTACTTGTAACGCTGCGGGAAGTGGTATTGGCGTTCTCCCTGTACTCGTAAACGCAAGCGGTAATACAAGGGCGCAATCATTCGCAGGCGTGACGGGTGATATTCTTTACGGCTGGGGCGCACAACTTGAAACAGGCTCCGTAGCCACTTCCTACATCCCCACCACCGCAGGCACGGG